GTTGCCTAACCTGATTATTTTTTATAAGCAATTCTCCTGGTGTTTTGTTGGATCTGATTTATTGGTTTATTTAAAATTAGATATAAATTTAAGGCCTATTAGTTTTGTTTTTGGTAGTTTGATACCTAAATTGTTTTTTAATGGCCTTAAAATTTAAGCTACTAATCGGTTTATGTCTAAATCTGTTAATGTTCTGTTGATCTTGATAGTAAAGTTGTTATCTTCTCTAGCTTTACCTTTGGCCCTTAATCCAACTATTGAACCTGAAGGATCTAGGAATCTTAGGTCCGATAAATCGCCATCGATTACAGAATATCCTTTATAGGTTTTGATCATTGGGCATTTGCATTTATTTCTACAAGATCTCTTGTTATCGTTTACGCAAATATTAAAAACTACTGCAACATTACGTTTATTGGTTAAATTGATATGTAATTCTTCTTCTGTCGTTTTTTCTGAATAGCTGTATGTTAAATGATAATTCTTAGGTAGATTTACTCTTGAATTAAATCCATATTTTGAGTAATCGTAGAATTGGATATGTGGGAATAACTCAAAGATAGTTTTACCTTCAAATCTGATACGTTCCCAAGTAAGATCACTCATACCATTTAATCTTATTACTGGTATAAGGTTTAATTTCTTGGCCTTATTCTCAAGTGCTAGAATTTCCCTAATAAGTAATGCAAAATAGCAGTCTCTATGTTCAAAAAATAATTTAGTTCTGTTGATCCTGGCCTTGGGTATATTGCTATCAAAACTACCTCGACCTGCAAACATTAAGCAAACTTCCGCACAATCGCCGCTATTTTTACATACATTATATTTGCCAGATAATTTACTTGGTGCTAGATATTGAATACCAGTTAAATAACCATTCTTTAAACCTTTAATAGTTTTAGGATCTGAACTAACACTAAGCAAGCTTGAAAATTTTTGTAGTTGTTTTGCTTGTGTTAATAATTCCTGGGAATTTATGATAGTATTATCGTGTTGCATAATAATTAATACTCCTTCAAAGTTTTTTTATTTTTGTGACTAAATCCCTGAATATTGATAGTATTCAGGGATTATTTATTTAAATTTATTTCTTATAAGCTTTACTCCATATGATTATTATTAACATCATGTTGGCAATTAATATTTTTACATCGTAGAATATGCAATTGCTTTACTAAATCCATTGATATTTTTTCTTGCTGTTTGCTATCCATTTTAGAAAAATCAATCATGAGATCAAATAATTGTTTTGTTGATAAGTTTTTCACTTTATTAACTCCTTCAAAGTTTTTTATTTATTTGGTAATGGTGATATCTTTGTAAAAACTATAGCGATATTCAAGGTCCGAGATAAGAAAACTTATTTGACCTTTAAGGTCTTCCCATAACAACCATTTTAAATGATCTTTGTTATCTGTTTTATCTAAAACCTGGTTAACTATATCTATTGATTCTTCTTGAATCTGAAAAGATATATAATCGTTTTTTTCTGTAACTTGTACAGATACATCATCAAGTTTTATATAATCTCTATCTAAACAAAATATGCCACTCATTTTATATATTTCGTTTACTTCTAAATCATTGATATAAAAAGGTTTCATTGCTTAAACTCCTTTAAAGTTTTTTTATCTTGGTATTTATGTTGTTACAGTTGTGGCAGTCAAAATCTAAACTTTTTCTGTGTTTATAATGTTGTTCTGTAATTGGTTTGCTAAACCAATTAAGATTATCAAATCCATTATAGATCTTTGTGAATACATCCAAGCTACCACAATCTGAACAAATATATTGATATTCCATTGTTTAAACTCCTTCAAAGAGTTTTATTTAGATGAATTAATTCACCTTATAGGCTATTTAATAAGCCTATAGCGTGAATTAATCACGCTAATATATCAATAGTCTAAAACTATAAAGCTATTGCCATCACCTTCATTAATAGGTATAACTTCTGTTTGTTCTCGGATTTGGTCAATGCTAGTGAAATCTGTACTGTATGAAGTATTGAATTCTTCTAAACTGCTATACTCGGAATATCCGCAACAAAGACTGATCATATCAAATTGAATTTGTTCTCCGGTACCTTCTTCGTATTCTTCCAAGTATTCAAATAATGCGTGTAATCCTGGAATACTAAATTTGTTGCTATATGTTTTGCTATCAATAAAAGTGTTGATAAATTCGGACTGTGTTACATGAGTGATCATTTTCTAAACTCCTTCAAAGTTTTTAAGTTAAAATCAGTTTATATTAAATGTGTTAATTAGTACATACTATAGAATATTAGTATTATATATTTATGTAATATTAAGAGTTTATTTTAAAATTAATGATAATATTCTCTAAACCAGGTTAATAATATTAGTGTTTTTTAACATAATTAAATAATATTTTTGGAGTTAATAATGAAGGATATACATGTTCATAATGAGATAATATACAAGACTAAATCTCTTAGAATGTGGATTCCTAAAATATTATTTAATACTGATTTATTAAGTAATGATTATAGAATACGATATTTAATATCTAATAAGAGTAAAAGTAATTATCTTAACCTAATAATAGGTACAGTTTGTATATATAGGGGTTGTGATGATCCTATTGCGTTTAATGAGATATTCAGGGCATTACAGCAGTTTGATAGCATAAAAAAATAATCTTAATAAATGCCTATCTGTTTTTTGTTGTTTATTGGTAGTAATCGATATTATTAAGCTGTTTTTCTATTTTCCAGGAATTGCGGACAATTTCCGCTTTTTGGCTTCGCTGGTTGGCCAGGGGCCGCCCTTGTTCTTTGTTGGTACCCACTCAAGCGATAAATCATTCAAAATCACTTCATAACTATAATTAAAAATAATACCGTTAGCTATTGACATTATAGGGATATGTAATTAGATTACAGTTTAAAGTGGGGGTAGCACTACGGTGGTTTTCTTCTCCTTTAAAGTGTTTCCATCGGCTCCGACTTGCTCTCGTGAAGTTTAGTGTTACCCCTGATTAATTAGGAGATATTAATGGCTAGGAAGGCGGATTTAACAAAGCATCCTGCGTTAGCTGCTAAGAATGCTGTGAAGGTTAATGTAGAGGACAGATCTGAGTGGAGTGAGCTGACTGTAGAGCAGAGGTCATTTATGACTGTTTATATGGATTGTATGGATGCTGCGAGGGCGTGTGAGTTGACAGGGGAGTCTATGGCATGGGTAGAGGAGCAGAGGATGATGAGTGAGGATTTTGAGAGGGTATTTGTGGATGTTATGCATGAGCCTAAGCGGATAGCTGAGCAGATAGCAGGGATAATGCTGCCTATGTCGATTATCAAGTTGAAGAATTTAATAGAGCAGGACGTTAATAAGAATGTACAGCTGAATGCAATAAAGCATTTGCATCAGATAAGGGGCATGATGCCTGAGGGAGCGGTTAGCGGTGCTGGGAATTTCGTGAATGTCAGTGTGAGTAATTTTACTGGTTCTTCCGGTGGCAAAGACTGATTGCGTACATAGTTATTTGATTGGGCTGCCTGACGGCAGGTATTCGGTTGGGGTATGTGAGAAGTGTGGGCATAGGAAGCAGATGATCAATGTATTGCCTTTGGATTTAGATAATGCAGGGTGGAAGGATACGAAGGAATATTTATGGCTGCATAGCTTGGGGAGAGATGAGAAAGGTTACAGGACGATTAATTAGGCTGGTGCAAGAAGAGTGAATGAGATATATATCACTGTTCAGCGGAATAGGAGCTTTGGATTTGGCGGTGAGGTCTGTTTTAGGTGCGGAGACGGAAGCGTATGTGGAGATAGACGGATTCTGTCAGAAGGTTTTAAGGGCGAGGATGAAGGACGGATATCTGGAAGAAGCGGAGATATTCGATGATATAAGGAAATTTAAATGGGAAAAGACTGACATGGTGGTTGGTGGATTTCCGTGTCAGCCGTTTTCTGTAGCAGGAGAGAGAAAAGGTGAATCAGACGATAGGAACATGTGGCCGGACACCCTCAGAGTCATTCGCATGGCTCGACCGGAGTACGTCTTCCTGGAGAACGTACCAGGTCTCCTTTCTGGAGATGGCGAAGGACGGCAGCCCTATGTGTACACAGTACTCAGGGACCTTGCCGAAGAGGGGTTCGATGCGGAATGGGAAATTGTCGGAGCTGACGATGCAGGAGCTCCCCACAGAAGAAAAAGGTGGTTCTGCTTTGCCTATAGGAAACTGGCCGACTCCAAATACCAGCGATCAATTCAATCCGAATCACAAGGACAACCACGACAAAAGTTATCTCAGGGGAGTAGCAACGAACTGGCCGACACCGAACTCATCCGAACACAAGTCGAGTGCAAGAATAAGAGAAAACAGACAGGACAATCTTGGTCCTGTTGCAAGGAATTGGCCGACTCCAACAGCTACGGAAAGAGCCGGACCAAACGGACAAGTGGAGTTGGGGAATACAGTAAGGAACTGGCCGACACCATTGGAAGACGATTCGAGCAATGTGAATCCAAAGGAAAATCGCAGAAATACACTTGTAAAGACTGTAAACGAATTTATGAACTGGCCGACTCCGACAGTAGCGGATACATACACAGGGAATCTGAAATCGACTCAGATAAAAGAAGGATCGATGCATTCAGTAACACTTCCCACAGCTGTGACAAAATGGCCGACTCCGAGAGTGAGCGACACGGAAGGGGGAACAGTAAAGAATGTGGAGATGCACAACGGTCATTTCAGCAGAAAGAACGAACAGGGAGTAAGATGGGGAGTCAAGCTGAAAGATGTTGTGGAAACAGGAAAATGGCCGACTCCGACAGCATCACAGAGGATGAACGACACAGATGCAGTACCTTCTCAGCAGACGATACAGAAGTTTCAGGAAGGAAAGATAAACAGAATCAGGAAAACGAGGGCTGCGACACTTATGACGAAAGTATCCCAGACTACCCTCCAGGACCCTCAGACTCATCCGGATGGGAGTACCTGCTCAGTATCATGCCGGAGATTGAACCCGCTTTTTGTAGAATATCTGATGATGGGAAAATGGCTAATAGGATGGACAGACTTAAAGCCCTTGGGAACGCAGTTGCATGGCAGGCAGGAGCAATCGCACTCAGACTCTGTATTGAAAGGTCAGGAGTCTTAGATGGTTCAACAACAGCTCAATTTAAGTGATTTTTATAAACCTCATCCAGGTCAGCAGAGAGTGCATGGAGTTGATGCTAAAATCAAGGTTTTAGAGATAGGACGTAGGTGGGGTAAATCTCGTTTTGCTTTATGGGAATTAATCAGAAGATATGTAGAAAGCCTTGAAATAGAGGTGGAATCTCATTTGATACCGCCTTTTCATGCGTGGATAGTAACACCGAATTTTCCGCAGGCTAGACAGATTTGGAACGAAATGATTGCTTTCTTCCCTAATGAGTTTATATCTCCTGCCGGTATTAAGCAGGACTCCTGGCTGATGCACCTAAAAGGCAGCGATAAAAGAACTTGGGGACAGGTTGAAGTCAAATCAGCTCATGATCCTGAAAGCCTACAGACGGCAGGATTGGATTTTCTATGGATATCAGAAGCTCAGGATATATCCGATAAGGCTTTTGAAAAGTTATTGCCTACGCTTAGAAGCCCTGAAAGACTTGGTTACGGTATATTTGAAGGTATTCCTGCTCTTTATCCTGACCATTGGTTCAGAAGAGCGTTTGTTGCAGGCGAAAGAGGTGAACGAGGATTTTCTTCCTTTAAGGCTACAAGCTTTGAAAACCCTTTGCTTAACGCAGAACAGAAGGCGGAGATAGAATCTGACAAGGAGCTGTTGCCTGAAAGGGTCTGGAGACGTATGTACCTTGCTGAATTTTCTGACTCAGCCGGTTATTTCACTAATATAGATGCCAATATAGCAGGTGACCCCATGCAGGGACCTGTTCCAGGAGCAAGGTATATAGCAGGGCTTGACCTTGGTAGAAAGATGGATCCCTCAGTTATGGTGATAATGGATGCAGCAGAAAGAAAAATGGTGCATTATCACGGATGGGATGACGGTACCGAATGGGTAGCTCAGAGAGAACACGTTATCAGGCTTGTAGAGGAATGGGGTATAGAACAGATATGTATTGATGCTACAGGTATAGGTGACGTATTTATGAGTGAACTCATAGAAGCAGGAGTTCCTGTATCTCCGTATATATTTTCTCAGTCCTCAAGAGAACATCTGCTTCAGCAGCTTGTAGTAGCTTTGGAAAGACAGACTATTTCGTTCTTTAATGAAAAAAGGCTTTTAAGACAGCTTAGAGCCTTTCAGTATAGAAAAATGCCTGGCGGAAGATATAAGGCGGAAGCACCTCCAGGCGAGCATGACGATGCCGTATTTGCACTTGCACTTGCTTTAGAAGTGGCTGATTCCAGTAGACCTGTGACCAGTTCCTTCAGACCTATAGGCAATTCAAGATATGTGCCTACGCAGGCTGAAGCTAATAACGGTTGGAATCAGGGTAATTTAGAAGGACCGAAACTGATGAGACTTAGAAGACTCGAAAAAATAGCCAAAAGAGCTGAAGAATTGGGGATTAGCTAATGGTAACTACAGAAAAACCTGTGATGGAAGAAATAACCGAATGGATGCCTGGTGATCCTGAAAACTCGGATGCACCTGAATTAGATGACGTACTTGACCTGTTCGATAGGCAGAAAGCCTATTATCAGGATTTTCATAAGCAATGTGAGACTGAAGAAGAATATTACATGGGCAATAGGACTGTGCCTGCTCCTGAAGGTATAGACCCTGTATGGCCTGCTACGGCAGGTGCTATAGTCAATACGGCTAGCGACCATGTGGATGTAAATAATCTTGCTATAGATGTACCTTCCTCTCCCAGATCAAGAGCAAGGGCGGAACGGATTCAAAAGACTTTGACAGGCATCTGGCTCATGATGAAAAAGCCGGTGCTTAGAACAGCTGTAAGACAGAGTTTCCTATATGGCGTAGGTTGGATTAAATCCATGTGGGACTCAGATAATTGGCCTAATGCCCCTGTAGTCGATGACTTTGAGGATGAAGCTGACTATAAACGTGCTCTTAACGATTTCATGGAAGACCGAAGCATAAAGTTCCCCTTTGCTGCTAACGTGATTAATCCACGCAATCTGGTATGGGATGACTCTAAAACCAAAACAAAGTGGGTTATTGAATTTATGGAACGTGACGTAGATGACGTTAGTCAGAAATATCCTGAGTGGAAACCTGAAAACCCATCTGCATCCCAAGCTGAGTGGTTTGAATATTGGGACGAGGATTGGGTGATGTATGTCTGTGACAGACAGATAGTGTGGGGACCTCACCGTCATGGTTACGGTCATCTGCCATATACGCCTATAATTCCTGTTCACAGCTATACATTTGAAGACGGTAGCCCTGAAGAACGCTACAGGGGCGTACTTAATACTGTGCATAACCTATTAGACGAAGAAGCAAGATTAATGACTCAGATAGGAGCGTTGGTCAGAACAGTAGCGTATAGAACTATAGATTTCTATGGACCTGAGCAGAACGCAGAAAGAGTCAGAAGTGACTATGAACTCTTTGGCGGTAAGAATATCGTGCTTCCTGGAGTGGACGTAAGACCATCTCCAATGGTGCAGATACCACCGGATATATATCAGCAGTTATCTATGATACAGACCAAGATAGAAGAAGCTACTTTTCCAAACGTGATAAGAGGAGTAAGACCTACAGGTGTTTCTTCAGGGTTTGGATTAAGCGTACTTGCCGGAATGGGCAGACTGGTATTTCAGGGAGTGGCTGACGGATTAAGACATGCGTTGGAAGATATAAATAAAAAATGGCTTATGCTGATAGAAAACAAGGCAGGCGGCAGAGTTACTGTATACGGCAGAAATGAGATACATAATTTCGATCAGACGATAGGTCCTGACCAGATTCGTGGTTATCACGAAAATACTGTCAGGGTTAAGGCAGAAGCACCGGAAGAGCGTGAAAGAGAGGCTCTGCTTGCCATGAGGCTTAAAGGTGCAGGGATAATTTCATTATATGAGGCTCAAAGAAGAAGCGGTATAACCGATCCAATGGAAGAACAGATGCAGATTAGAGCCGAACAATTGCTTAATACACCTGAATTTATACAGCAGCAGACTGCTTTACTATTACAGAAAGTAGGATTGCCTACACAGATGGAGCAAGCGGCTTCACCTACTGGCGAGACAGGAAATGTGGGTAGTAGAAATATAGGCGGAGCACAGTTACAAAGACCAGGAGAAGCTAACATACAGGCTGCAAGAGTAGCTTCTCAACAGGGAAGACCAAGCGTATATCCACAGGGTATGGGCGGTATAGATCAGCTAGGGGCTGAACTCGGTGGACCCACAGGCGGAGCAGTAGGAATGCCAAGCGGTGAGACTATAGGAGAATAATATGGCTAAAAAAAGAACCGACAGAAATCATTTACAGACACCAGTGGATATAGCTGCCGATACAGCTAGTATACAGACCGAAGAAATATTTGAAGGCATACTTGGAAAGCCTAAAAAGCCTAAGCCCACAATGGTTGCAGGCAAGCCTGTGGATGACATCATTCAAGAGCTTTCTAATATAATTTCAGGGAGTTAATTATGGCAAACGGATACGGATACGAAGAGTGGAATCCTGCTGAACAAGCTGCAAGAGAAGCACAGGAAAAGGCATTGGCTGCCACAAGAGCTGCCGAGGAAGAACAGGCATTTATAGAACAAGGATCAGGTGGGTTTGTAGCTCCTCCTTCAGATGTGATGGGCGGTCTTTTAACAGGAAACGGAGGTACAGGGGTAACAGGAAATGGCACTAAATCAGATGCTCGAGTTCTTGCACAGGGACCTTTGTATCGAGGTGCAAAGCGTGAAGATATTCCTACAGGACTTCCTACGGTTATAACCGGAAATGGGAATGGTACTAATGGTCAACAAACAGATATCATAAGTGAAATACCTGGAGTACAGAACGGTGTGGCATATCCAGTAGTACCGACAATACCGACCACTCCAACAACGCCTCAACCTGGAGTACAGAACGGTGAGGCGGTAAGTGGGTTTCCTTCTACACAAGATGAAGCGTTCATAGACATAACTGGAGAAGAACAAGCACAATCTGAAGCAGCAGCAGCGGCAGGGACACCTTCTTTCTTAACAGATACCGATCAGCAGATTATAGGTACAGACCCTAAAACAGGTTTGCCTTTTGAACAGGCAGGAAAAGCACCTGTCTCAACCGCACCTGTATCTACAATTCAGCAATCGTCAGAAGAAGACCTTTCGGACGAAGATTTTAGTAACTTATGGGGAAGAGTTACAAGAGGTGACATTTCTATGGCTGACATAGGAAATTGGCTGAGATTTGAAACTACAGATGTGGGAGAAGGAATCACCGGAACAAAGCTGACAGCAAGAAGTGAGGAATTACTTAAACAGGCATTTGAAGTATCAGAAATCGATAGGGAAAAAGAACAAATAGCTTATGCAAAGGATATAGAAAAAGCAAAACTTACAGGAGATTTTAAGGGAGCAGAAACTCTTGAATTAAGAAAAACCAAATATCAAGAAAAACTAGCAAGGGCAGAAGCTACAGGAATGTTTGGAGAAGAAGCTACACTTGCCAAGCAAAAGTTAGACCTAGAAGAAAGAATAGATTACGCAAATAGAACAGGGATGTATAAAGACCCTAATACAAAAAGATACGAAAAAACACTTCTTTTGAAAAAAATGGAGCAGGATAAAGAACTTGCTGATGCCGAAATGGAAATGCAGAAAACAGCTCTTATGGGAGCTGACCCAGGCGGAGTTGTTACATTTGCCAAGGAGCAGTGGCTAGATAAGATAAACACTGAAAAAGACAGGTATGAGGATGCAGTAAGTCAGCAGGGACTTGAAAACGATATGATGATGCTTGAGATTCTCGGTACTAGCAAACGAGATGCCTATGTATATGACGAAAACGGAAATATTCAATTTGACCGTGACGGAGAGCCTATTTTACAGACCCTTGCTGCAAGACGGTTAGCGGAAGATATGCTTACAGGGCAGGCAGACAGAGAGGATATCAAAGCCAGAACAGCAGAATTAGTAAGGTCTAATGAAAAAGCTGAAGAATTTAGGCTGATGGAAATCATGGGGTTTGACAAAGACAAAGCCAAAACATTTGCTGCCAAGCAGTTTGACGAAAAAGTCAGGGTTGCCAAAAAGGCTGAGGAATTAAGAGAAACAGAACTTGAACTCGAACGCACGATGTTGGCAAGCCAAATGGATTTACAAAGGCAGCAGATTGCTAGTCAGAACCTTGCACTCATGCTTCAAAACCCTGCCGCATTTGGTGCTTTAACAGCTTTGACAGGAGGAGGAATGCCTCAGCAGTTGCAGGGGCTTGGTATGCAGGTTCCAACAACTCAGCAGCCTGCTCAAACTGCACCTCAGACTCCACAGCAGGGAATCGGACAATTCTTTCAAGGCGGAATACCTACTACAGGTCAGCTTGGTCAACTTGACCCACAGGCTTTACAGACACTTACAAACATGTTGGGTTTTGCAGGCGGAATCACCCCTCAGCAATTTGGAAGAGCAGCGGCAGGAGTTACTCCAGGAGGTGTGCAGGCTCCTCCTCCAAGAGTGTATCCCCAAAATGCAATACAGGCTGTAACAAGTGGGAGACTGGTTTAAATGGTATCAAATTATAGAGAAAGAAGACCTAGAAGGTCTAGAAGAAGATTTGATTCTCAAGCAGACAAAGAAAGTTCTTTTAGAGAATTGATAGGTCTTGCTAATTTGGCAAAACGTGCCAAAGTTGACCGTATGGCAAGAGAAAGTGCTGATATTGCCAATACCTTAAATGCAAACGAACAATTAAAGTTAGCTGACCGAACTAACTATGACCTAGATACTGTTGACGAGGAATTATACAAAGATTTAACAGATAAAATTGATAAACAAAAGGCTAGAGGTTGGGCAGGTGTATGGACACCTCAAGCTCAAAGAATTATACCTGATCCTTTGGAAAAACCTTTATCTGACCGCATAAAAACAGGTTATGGGCTTATGACAGACGTTGGGGCTGAACTTTTAGCTGCGAATTTAAACGGAAAATTACGAAACGAACAATCAGAAAAATCTAGGCAGGCGTTTAATAGATTTAAGCAAAGGGGTGGTGACACAGGTGCTTTAATTACACCTTGGGCTCCTATTTATTTTCTAGAACTTGCCGCAACCAACCCAAAGCAGTTTGAAAATCTTCAGCAACTTGTCACTGATATTCAAGATATAAGAAAAGAGCGTTCTTTTGGAGCACAATTACTAACAAGCCTAACTAACCCTGCTGAATGGGTAGCAGGTCGCTACCTAACTAAAGGAATATCAAAGTTAACTGCAAGACCGCAAACAATAAAAAAACTAACAGGAGTAGCGGTACAAGTAAATCCAAAAGCTCTTGATAAAGGTTTAGCGTTTCCAAGTCTAACTAATCTTTATGATATCGTCAGTCCTACATATTCAAAATACACGAAAGTAGGAGGAGCGTTTTTAAAAGAAGATGAATCCACAGCTCAAAAAGGTTTTGTGCAAATAGAAGCATGGAAAAAAAATCTGTCTGGTAAATTGTTTGACAAATTTGGTGGCTCGATGTTTCATGACCCTACCAATCCTCAGCATAGACTGGAACTTGCAAACGCAATGGGACAGGAATTTGTAGACAATTATTCTCACTTGCTGGTTAGAAGATTAGAAGGTGTCGGAGGAGGATTGGGTAAAGCAAGTACATTATTTAAATTAGATGATGAAGCGTTTGGAACTTTTACTTTGAAATCAGGTAAACAGGTCAGAACATCATTTCAGGAAATGGCACAATTTAGAAATAAATATAAACTTACCGATACTCAGAATGAATGGTTTCAAACAGTAGACGATACGACTAATTCAATAAGAGAACTGATGAAAAAAGCAGGCATTGTATTAGATGAAAAACAAGTGGAAGGACAATATTTCCCTGACTATTGGACATGGATAAAAAGATTCGATGAGGAAGCAGGAGAATTTGTTAAAAAGCCTATTCAAACTACTATAAAAAGGGGCTTAGGTGCAAAACAGAGTTTTCAAAAAGAAAGAGGATATGAAACTGCTGCAAAAGCAGTAGCGGAAGGATACAGAGGCGATCCAATGGATCAGGTAAAACTGCTGTGGAAATCAATGTATCAGCAAATACATGATAAGCAGTTGGTTGATTATATTATTCCATCCACAAGAACCTTGGTACAAAGGTCAGACCCAGACGGTATTTTAAAAGCACAAGTTCTTCAGGCAACTAAAAGAGTGCAGGGTTTAAAAGGAATGAAGCAGTTTTTGAATGTGACAAGTAAATTGGAAGTTGAGAAATGGCCAAAACAATATACCGGAATAGGTAGAAAGGCTTTACAACAAAACGATGGCGATGCAGAAGGACCTCTAGCACTTTTCAAAGCAATAGGAAGAAAAAGAAAGCCTGAAACAAGGCAGAAAGCCATTGATGAATTAAACAAAGTATTAAAACAAAGAACAAAAGATGCACAGGACATTGCAAAAATAGTCACACAAAGAAAAAAAGATGCTTTGCGAATGGCTCAAAAAAAACCAGGGGAATTTGCTTTTCCGTTAACAGGGTTGTCAGGAAGAATAGGTACTCCTAAAGAATTAGCAAAAACTTTTAAGTTCGGCAAAGATCAGTTAGATGTTGATGATCTTGATGCTGCTTACGTTAAAAGATTTACAGAGAAGGAATGGGAAGGCATTTCTAAGATGATAAAAGAGAGAACTTCTACAGGAACTTGGTTTGGTAAAGCAGGAAGAGCAGCAGAAGGAGCACAGGCAGCTGTCAGAACACTTATGACAGGTTTTGACGGAGGAATTTATGGGCTGCATTTACTTCCCCTAGCCTTGACTGAAGGTAAGATGTGGGCTCAGGCTGTCAGGTTTTCTATACAGGCTTCGCTTGGGGGTAATTTTAAAGGTGTAAAAAACCTAAAGACCGGACTTAAAGGCACGATTGAAAAAAGAGATTTAATGGCCAAGTATATAAATGAAAATTGGGATGACGTTGTGGAAATGGCTAGATACAACGTACTTCATGGAAGTTCAAGTGATTTAGTTGAAGGAATTGGTAAAGGAGGATTGCTTCGTAAACTTGGTGGTGGTATGCAAGTGCAAGCTCCTTGGCGTTATAAACAAGACCCTTTTACTCCTGAAGGACAACCAATAAAACCACTTGAAAAATTGTTGGACGGAGTAGAAAGAAACTTTGAAAGTGCTCTGACATTTTCCAAGATTGAATTGTGGAAAGCCATGCGACCTTTGGCCATGCAAAGTGGATTACCTGAAGACCAGGCTTTAAAAGCGTTAGCAAGTCATGTAAGCAAAATGACAGGTACAGTAAGTATGGCTTCAGTTGGATTGAAACCTACTACGAGACAGGCTCTGGGTGGATTTCTTATGTTTGCACCCAGATACCGCCTTGCTGTTTATAGCCTGATGAAAAGTATATATAAAGGTGATTTAGAAGGGCAAATGGCAAAAAATTCAATGGGAAGAATGGCTACTTCCGGCTTACTTTATTATATGTATCTCGGTCATCATTTGGGTCAAACTCCAAATCTTGATCCTACAAGCGGTAAATTTTTAACATATAAAATAGGAGACACTAGAATAGGAATAGGAAGTGCTTTCGTTTCAACGGCAAGGTTTATGGCAAAATTTATCGGAGAAACGCTCGATGATCCTAAGAAAGCTTTCAATGTTGTAGAAAGCGATAATGTAATTAAAAACTTCGTTCGTGGTCAGATAGCTCCTCTTACTGGTACAGGATGGGATTTGTTTTCAGGAAGAAATTATCTGGGCGAGCCTACTACAGAAAATCCACAACAGCTATTTGATAGCGTTGTAAAAGAAAACGTGCTTCCGTTTTGGGTGGCAGGTATGACTGATGTTCCCAAGGCTGGCTGGATAGCACCTTTTGCTGAATTTTCAGGTTTAAGGTCTTATCCTGTAAGTGCATATGAAAGGTTTGTTGATAATTTTGATATCTATGCTTCTTCAGCTATTAAAGCTGATAGCACTGATGCATGGAAAAAGGGTAAACGATCCTATGAAGAAATGAATGTTCGTGAAAGAGACGAATTAATAGGTTTGCATCCTGAATTAAAGGAAATGCGTGAGTTTAGTTATGAAATCAGTTCGCTGAGAGAAAAAGATGAGGAAGTTAGTAAATACAGGGATGAACTAGGCAGGGCAATAGATCAATATGAAAAAAATATTGAAATGCTGGTTAATAATTTTCAAAGGGCACAGGACCCAATACGAGGTAAGGAATTTCGTTCAAAAAGGCAAATGTACAGTTTTAGTTTAAGTGAAGATTTTAACGATATAGAAAAAAACTATAAAGATGTTATTGAAAAGATAGATGAAGAAAAAGATAACTCTAGAGCACACCTAGAAGATGTGGCATATGACTATTATATAAAAGAGGTAATAGCAGGAGAGTTTAACAATGAGGTGACAGGGGAATTTAATTATGCGGCAAGGCAGGCTGCTGAAGAAAAGTGGATATCTGAATGGGGAGAAGATAATCACCGATATGTAAAAGCTAGACTAGATAATTCTAAGGATAATGTAGTAAGTGAACTTGATAATGGCAGAGATGCAGTCACTCATTATTGGGAGGCAGGTGAAATTATACTTAAACGTGCCGGTCATAGCGATTTAACTGAAAAATGGAAAGAGTATCTTAATGAAAGAAGTTACGAAAAAGAGGAAACAGAACTGGAATATCCGGTATTTAAAGAAGTAGCAGCAGCACAGTCAAAAGCAAGAAGATACATTCGCATGAAAGATGCAAAGCTAGAAAAGTGGCTGTTTAGGTGGGATTACATAGATACTCTCATACATCCTGACAATGTAATTCTAAATCCAGATGAAGTAAGAAAAGAACGAGTGATATGGTAATAACTAAAACAAGAACAGTAAAAGATATTTTATGTGAATGCTGCCCAACAGGAAGACAGCAGAAGATGGCAGTAAAAGAAGATGATGTCATAACGATAATAGCAAAACGTCATGGCAGAACGCATCTTGTGCGTTATCATCTTGACAGTGACGAAGAAATAGTTAAATAATTGGTTTAACAATTTAATAGCAGATACCATTAGTATCCCAATTTCGAGTTTTCCTTAGAAGACCGGAGTTGGGTTTTTTTATTTAAGGACAGGAACGTAAGTTCATCCAGGAGGTAAATTAATATGGTTAACAACCAGAATGACGAGGTAACACAGGATCAGCAGAGCCTAGACGAGGAGCAGGGCGAAGTAGCAGCCACTCCGCAGTACGTCACACCTGATCAGCTGACGAACATTCAAAACGAATTACAGCAGCTGAGGTCAGAGAATCGTGGTTTACAGGGACTTGTTGACAATGGTCTTAATGCCATCAGAAGGGATACTCAAACATGGGCGGAACAACAGTTCAGCGGCATGAGAAATGAGATGGAAAAAAAGGCTTATCTCGAAAATCTGGATGAGGAGCAAAGGGCGGTCGTTGCCCCACTACTCAACGAAATGGAAGAGCTCAGAAAGCAGAACGTGCAACAGGTTCAACCTCAACCGAGTCAAACTCAGCAGCAGGTAACACCTGACCAGGCACAACAGCAATGGGAGCAAATCTATAAATTCGTTGAAAGTATGGGTGTAGATAGAAACGACCCTAACTTGCGTTACAGTGCTCTTGATCCGACTAACAGTCTGACCCCAGAGCAGCGTAGTGCACAGTTTGCTGAATCGGTAGGCAACGCTGTAAGGGCTAAAGGAGGTACTCCTCCACAACAGCCTAGTCCACAGCAGCCACAGACTCAGAAGCCTGCTACAGTATCGCCACCGGTAGACCAACCGAGCGGTAAAGCAGCTCCTAGTTATAAAAACCTGGATGATGTACGAAGTGCATATATCGAGGGCAAGATAGAAAAGGCTGAGTATCAGACTTTGGTACAAAAACTACAATAAAATAAAAGGGGGAAAGATATGGCTACAGGCTTATCAATTTCTTCAACCAGTAATATGTCCTCTGGACAAAAAATACTTGTTGCTTCTGCTAAAGAAGCATTCGAGCCGGCTGCACCAGACCCAGATTTGATAACTAATGAACGTATTCCACAGGGACACAAACAGTGGGACGTTTTAACTTACGCCAGAATGAGTAATGCTTCTGCATTGTCTGAAGGCGTTGATTTATCTCAGTCAGAGCAGTTAGTGACAAACAGTTTATCGATCACTCCAAGTGAACATGGCATCATAGCTACAGTTTCAAAGCGATTGATCAGAAGGCAGGGAGATTCTAACGTAGTTTCGACTACAGGAACTCTACTTGCTAACTCTCTCAGGCGAAAGATGGCTAGTGACGTTGTAACGCTTTATGATTCGTTTACAAAAACAGCACCAGGTGCAACCAACACTCTTGACATCACACACTTTAGAGGAGCAGTTGCATACCTTATGACGGACAACAGTTCATCATATGGTCCTGCACCAATGCCTTTAAGGGCTTCTCTGCATATAGAGCAGATTAGCGACATCATATTGGACATATCAGACCCAGGTACAGCAGCAGGTGGAAGACCTGCCGGTTTTGGCGATGACATGATTCAACGATGGTGGAAAGGTAATGACAGACTCTACGGAGTCCAGATATTCCATTCCGGTGTTATCAGCAGAGATAGTGCAGACGATTCAAAGGGTGCAGTCTTTGCAGACGATTCCATGATATTAGTCATGGCTAACGAAGCTGAAACTACAGAAGAAGATGACAACTCCTTGAGAGCTATAGAATACGGCATATTCCAGGAATGGGGTGAGTCACAACGAGTGGATGTCCACGGTGTTGAAATCTATAGTGACACAGGCAGCACTTTATAAGGAATTGAACATTGCCTACTTTGATTGATGACACAAAAGAATTTGAGGTATCGAATACTCAGTATAAAGATTTGCGAAAGCAGGTTGAAAACGGTAATCGTGACCGAGTAATTACAGCTGTAGAAGATGATGCTCAAAATAGAGTTCGTTTATGGGATGTCGTTGGAAAAAACTGGACACAGCCATTTTCAAGAAATTCCGCAAATGATCTTTACTTAAAAAAAGTAATTATAAGATGCAGCGAGTGTACTTTTACTTCAAGTTTTGACGGTGATGTTGCAAAACATACTAAATCTGTCAGAGAAGAAGGCGAAAAACACGCTAATGCAGTAGATAAAGAATCAACGTGTACTGGATGTAACCTTACATTCACAGGACGTTCTAATTCTACGCAAAAGCACATTGCAAATATTAAGGATGCTTACGAAAAGCATCAGGGAATTATCGAAGAACAGTTGATTTACCAATTCAGCTTGCAAGAATCATTACCTAATTACCTGCGTAAAGAACAGGTAGCTAGGGCTATTTCCGGTGTAGTTGAGCGGAGCGTGACTCCTTCTAAACGTAAAAGAAGTCGCAGTCGGCACAAACGAAGGAGAACAGCATGACACTTGCAACTTTGCAGAAATGGGACGTTCATATTGACTATGACCTTGAACAAGGACTTAGCGAAATTGATCGTGAAGGCCAAATAAAAATGTTACGTTTGCACATCGAAAGATGGCGAGTAGACGAATGGACTCAGATAAAGCAACAGCTTGCATCAGAGTATAACTGGCACATCCGTGACGGTATCGAACCATTCTGGACTGCTCCAGGCAGATGCGTTTTATGGCAGCGACATATTGTTACAGTTCGGAAAAAAGGTAATGGTAAAAACGCCTCAGTCAGATTGGAAGAAGTGGATCATGGCTTTCAGCCCACATCACAGGGTATGTCAGTCAATAATCCATCCCAATTTGCTGCGTACTTCGAGAAAGGTTTCCGTCTACGTCCTCCTGAAAACGGAGTTGATATTGATGTTTTTAGAAATGCCGTTCCTGATGAAATCTTGCAAGCTGATTTGGAACAGGAAACTGCTCCAATTAAATATATTTGCACAAACCACGTTGATACCTTTGGGTTTTCATCGTGGAAGAGTTACTTAAAACATTGTCTGCATCATAGTGAACAGCCGACTATTGAGCTGCCGGATGAAGTTATTGAGAGAAGCAAGAACACCAAGTATTTCTGCGTAATTCATAATACTGGATTTCATGGAGACAGGCTTGCTAATCAACATATAACCCATAAGCACAGGTCAGGAGTCTGGGCTTTAACTCTGGAGCAGATGTTAACAAATAAAAATTAAAGAGGTGCTATTATGGCATTAACTTATGGAACAATTTGGGGGGATTACGGTGACGAAAAAGCTACCGGAACTACCCAATTACACGCATACGGAACAAGAATGGTTTTGCCTGATGGTAGGGTTTTCTACTATGGCCAAACTGACGGTGCACAAACAGCAGGAGCTATCTGCCAGAGTGCAGTAGGCATTGCAAACCATGACATGGATCTTGCAGTAAATACTGCTTCTGTTGGCGATAAGAGTCTTTCTGTGACTCTTGGTGGAACCGCAGCTACAGAGGATCAATACAAAGACGGCTATGTCTATGTCAATGATGGTACTGGCGAAGGTCATATCTACAAGATAAGACAGCATGATGCTATTAATTCAAGTGCAGCAGGAACAATAAACTTATATGACGGTGATGCGATTGCAGTAGCATTTGAAGATGCAACAATAGTTGGTCTTGCAAAGAATCCATACAAGGATTTCATTGTTTATCCTACTACATCTACAGGTCACGCTGTAGGCGTTGCGGCTACTGACTTTGATGATGATGACTTTGGTTGGCTTCAAACTTGGGGTCCGGCAGCAGTTCTTTGTGACGTTGCTTTTGTTATTGGTAATCATGTCAGGGTGTCTGATAATACAGCAGGTTCAGGTGAGCCTCTAGACCGAGATGGTACTCATGAAAATGAGGAAACAATCGGTGTAGCTTCACTTATCGCTCCTGTAACTACTGACTACGGTTACGTCAACTTAACTATAAATCCGTAACAGGTTTTAAACGGCAAATGTGTAGAGCATCTGATTCTGTAAAGGATGAGGTGCTTTGCACAATGTCATTAGGAGGGTGTTATGCCTAAAGTCAGTGGTAAAAAATATTCCTATACATCAAGAGGAATGAAAGCTGCTAAGAAAGAACGTGAAAGATTAAAAAGAAGGAAAAAGAAATAATGCCTGCAACTCCACATGCTTATATTGAATACTGGCCTAAAGAGCATCCTAATGTAGCACACTTTGTACCTATGGGTGATGGAAAGGTTTGTGTTTTAGAAACAGAGGAAGCAGCTACTTTGCTTGCTGAAACTATGGCAGAGTGCAATGAACTTAAACATGACGGACATGGAGCAGTCCATTCACAAGAAGAAATAGACAACGCTTTTAAAGATGCTATTGACCAAATCAATAACAAAGACTTTGAAGCAGAGTGGGCAGAACTGCAAAGGCGAATTGCTGTCAGTAAGAAGTGGGGTGGTACTCCACCTGATGCGATGATTATGCCTAAGCAGGGCGATCCTGGCAGTCTGGAACTTATGATTCCTGACAGAGCAGGTAATCCGACTTTCGTTGATGTAAGAAAAGACAAATTCGATATGCCTGATCCAAGAGAACTAGGTGCAAAACCTAACAATCTTGGAATTGGATGGGATACGAAACGTAGATGGTCAGGCAAACGTAGACTTAAATATCTAGCTAAAAGAGGTAAATGATATGCCACAAGTAACAGCAGTCAGTATTAAAACAAGTGACGGTGCTGCTAAAAGCAGTCCTGGCGTAGTTTATTGGGTAGCAGTTTCAGCAGGTGCAACAGGTGGAGCATTTCAATTAAATGATTCTACTGCTGACGGAGGAACGGACATATTAGATATAACCGTAGCTGCTAATTCTACTCAATTCTTTGACTTCACAGGTGCTCCAATCAGTTTCGGAACTGGAATATATGTAGACGTACCAGGAACAAATTTAAAGGTTAACGTAGGTTACGCATAGAAAGGAGAAAACATGGAGATAACTAAAGAAAGTTTACAGGCTCAAATAGATAATCTAAAGGCTCAGGAGAAGGCTGCTTTTGAAAAATTGCAGGGACATAAGGCACAGGAAAACACATTGTTCGCTGAATTAAATCGTGTTCAGGGAGCAATAATGGGCTTTGTCAATCTTCTTAATTCTCTAAATGGTGATGGCGATCCGGAGGAAATACCAATAGAAGAGGATGAGTAAATGGCAACCACAACTTTACAGAACTTACGCAGAGAGTTTGGAGCATATCTAGGCTACTCTGAGATTCTCGGAAAAGACGGTGAAGCATGGACAACTACATCTACTATAGGTGCAGGGACTACAATAACATCTACTGAACTGACCGATTATGGGTTCGATGATTTAGATACAGCAGGAGATACAGACGATCTGTTTCAAAACCATTGGGTTATTATTCATGGTACTAATAACGCACAGGTAGTCAGAAGAATCAAATCGTATGATGCTTCAGCAGGTCAGATAACAGTATCAGGCAGTAACCTTGCAGCTGAGTCAGGCAATGTAGATTTTGAGATACATAAATATTCCCCTACCATGCTTCGTGAGGTTCTTAATTCAGCTAGAGTACAGGCATTTCCAATGCTTCATGTGCCTATATCTAAAACAATCTATACATCAGAAAATCAATATCGGTATGAATTACCCTCAGCTATAAAAGATAGACCCACTAGAATTAGTATAGAAGACGGCATAGCAGCTGTAGAAAGCGGAGATAATATATTAACTAATCCAGGATTTGAGACTTGGACTAATTCATCTACTCCAGGCACTTGGACTGTAGAAACGGATTTAACTGCGGCTCAGGAGGAGCTTACAACCAATCCATTTAACTATGCGGTATTCAGGGGTCAATATTCGGCTAAGATAACAAATGGCAGTACAGGTACTCAAAGGGCTGTATATGAATCAATCAGTTCACCTGGTACATATAGCGGACAGAGGATCAACTTCCAAATATGGGTGCATTCAAATGAAGCATCTACTATTTCAACTTATATGAAATTAAACTCAACCGAACATCTCGGATCGCAGTTAGATGGCGGACAGCATCAGGGAAGTGGTTGGGAATTATTAACTCATTATGAAGATTCTGCTACTACTTTATCGACATTAGAAATAGGTGTAGAGATGACTGCCGCAGCTAGTACAGGACTTGTTGTGTATTTGGACGAAGCCGTAGCGACTGTTGGTGCTAGAGTAGAGGCACAGGAATCCGGAACTCCTTTAATGAACTGGCAGTATGTACCAGAGATGGAATCGACTACTGACAGAACTTCCATACATTTTCCATATAACCTACCTAATTTAAAATTACTCAGAATACAGGGTAAGAACTATTTGAATGAAGTTTCATCAGAGACTGACACGATGGAGATTGCCAAACCACAGACAGAACTCCTCTA